ATTGGATACAAGTTCCCACAAAATGGAATAATGGATTTATAGACTTAATAAAATGAAATACGATTACTTAATAGTTGGAGCAGGGTTTTACGGTTCTATATGTGCATATACTCTTAATAAGAAGGGGTATAATGTATGTGTTATAGAAAAGAGAGATCATATCGGTGGGAATTGTTACACATCAAATAAAAATGGTATCAATATCCATGAATTTGGCCCACATATATTTCACACGTCAAATGAGGAAGTGTGGAATTGGATAAATCAATTTACTGAATTTAATAATTTCATATACAGTCCAGTTGCATTTTATAAAGATAAAGTGTATTCATTACCGTTTAATATGTGGACATTCTCAAAAATGTGGGATATTACAACACCTGAACAAGCAAGACAGATAATAAAAGAACAGAGTGGAAATATACAAACACCTACTAACCTAGAAGAACAAGCAATAAAATTAGTAGGAACGGATGTATATAATAAATTGATTAAAGGGTATACTGAAAAGCAATGGAAGAAATCTGCAACAGAGTTACCTAAAGAGATTATACAGAGGTTACCTGTTCGATTTACGTATGATAATAACTATTTCAATGATAAATATCAAGGTATACCTATTAATGGATATACTCCAATCTTTGACAAATTATTAAAAGATATTGAAGTGAAATTGAATACGGATTTCTTTAATGATGATATACCTGATTCTAAAAATGTAATATACACAGGCCCAGTTGATAGGTATTTTAATTATAAATATGGTGAATTAGAATATAAAACTACTGAATTTAAACATAAACATATAAATACTGAAAACTATCAAGGTACACCTGTAATGAATTATACAGATGTAGACATTCCATATACAAGAATAATAGAACACAAACATTTCCAAACTGTAGATACTGATAGTACATGGGTTACGTGGGAGTACCCTATAGAATATATTGCTAATAAAACAGAACCGTTCTATCCTGTTAATGATTTAGAAAATAATAATAAATACAAAAAATACAAACTTGAATCTGATAAACTAAAAAATACTCATTTCGGAGGACGTTTAGCAGAATATAAATATTATGATATGGATAAGGTTATATTATCTGCATTATCTTTTTTAAAGAAATCATTTACGTAATTCTAATACTTTATTTATTCTATTTGAACTGAATTCATTCTCATAAATAGTAAGTATTTTATCAACAATTGGGTGTCTATGATTTTCTTTTAACCTAAACGATCCAATATCTTCATCTGTAATGGATGATAAAAAGGGAATACCAGATTGTTCTTTTCTTTTTAAATCTATTTGTTTATCATCTCCACAAATAATCATTTTAGATTGGGCACCTATTCTACTGATAACCATTAATAATTGCTCATCTGTCATATTTTGAGCCTCATCAACTATAATTGTAGATTCTGTGAAGGTTCTACCTCTCATATAAGTAAGTGGTACAATTTCAATAAGACCTTCAGATACAAGTTGTTGACAAATATCTGGGCCTGTAATAGTTTTTATGTTTCCATAAATAGGAGCCATCCAAGGATCTAATTTATCTTCTATTCCACCTGGTAAGAATCCATTATCTTCCGTGGAAACTGTTGGTCTGGTTATAATAATTTTATCTATCTTACGGGAAGCTAGATCTTTTAAAGCTGAATAACAGGCAACTAATGTTTTACCTGAACCAGCTTTACCTGTTACTATAGTTAATGTTCTATTTTCTATTAGATTATAACATTCTTTTTGTTCATCGTTTAATTTATCTTTATAAAACTGATTTATAACATAACTTAATTTTTTAATCTTTAAACTTTTTTGGTGAGTTGGTATATTCTTACTCATATTTATTATTTAGAAGTTTATGTATTAGTATGACTTGTTTTAATAAATATGGAAATTATCAATTGATAATGGATATTGTATAGAAAAATATAATAAAAGTCAATAATTATTATATATTAATATTTGTAAAAAGATGTAAAACTTCATCCGTTTTTATTTTTTTGGAATACTTCTATAGTGTAGACACTATTTAGTGCCCCACTTAAAATGTTTACGTGTTTATGATTAAATATTCTTTATAATATATTAAAAATAATAAAGATAATATACATGAATACTATAGACACTATATAGTGTAGACACTATAGGAAAATCCCACATCTCGTCAATTTTTAAGATAATCTTTTCATTTCTTATACTTATACAATATAAACAAATCAGTATTATATGAAAATTGATCAATTAAATAAACCTATACACATTCCAAAGGAAATAATAGAGGAATGGATAAGTAATAGGTTTCCTGAATTTATTAAAGAAGTAGCTGTTACTCAAGGGTTTCCAGATGATGGACCGAATTCATTCTTTGGTTCATTTTCAGCTTTTAATAATACATCAAAGAAGAGAGCAGAAGAAATTGGATATACAGTGTTTTCACAAATAATGGATGATAAATTAGAAGATTATAATGAATATCCAATATATCCAACTGGCCCTGTAGGTTCAAATTCTTATTTTCCTGCGGGAGTTATTGGTAAGTTAACAACCACTAATCAGCAAGATATTACCAATGGTGGATTTGCGTATGAAAAGTGGTTTGATCATGTTACCCGAACAATGGCATTAGCTGGGTATGAACTCCTTCAGTTAAATCTATCAAATAAAGAAGATCAAAAACATATAAAATTCTCGGGAAGAAATTTGAAAAAAGATATTACAGCTAAACCAAAAGAAAGGGTTAAAGAATCCACATCATTTTTATCAGAAGAAGACATTGATGATATAACTACAGACATCATGGATGAATTAATGATGGGTTATGAAGGAAAAGAAGATCAAGAAGTTAGAAAGGAAAAATTAAAAACACTGCAAAAAAAATTAGATAATACAAAAACAGGTAATGAAAAATATACACCTATAAAGGAAGATATCAAATTCATTAAAAAATCATTAAACGTACCAAGACATAAAATGCCCCAAATATTTTCAAAGGACATGAAAGATTACGTTAGTTTTTTAAAGAAAAATGGTGTAACTGTAAAATCAAAACGAATGCCTGTCAAAAGTGTTTATATGACTCAAAAGGAGATCAATACTGATAAGATTAAGGATCTAATGGGCGCAGAGATTAAAAATTTAGATAAACCTGTAGTCATTTCAAATGATAATTATATATTAGATGGTCATCATAGAGTGGTTGCGATTCTTAATATTGATTCATCATATAGATTAACAACGATTTGGGTAGATTTATCAATCAAAGAATTATTAGAAATCACAAAGGAATACCCAAAGGTATCATTTAAATCGGTGAATGAAAATGTAATTACCGAAAGTAAAAAAAAACTCAAACTCACAATCCCTAAAAATGTAAAAGATATACATTCTGCCTTTAAAAAAGAAGGAAAGAAATTATATATAGTAGGTGGAGCAGTACGAGATGCTATATTAGGGAAAAAACCAAAAGATTTTGATTTAGCTACAGATGCTAAACCTGATGAAGTATTACAGATTGCTAAAAAATATAAGATGCAATCAACTGAAGTAGGTAAAGCATTTGGGGTGGTAGTAGTTAACGGCGAAGAGGTGGCTACGTTTCGTAAAGATATAGGAAAGGGTAGACGTCCCGATGCTGTAGATTACACGGATATTGAGGGTGATGTAAAAAGACGGGATTTAACTATCAATGCTTTATTCTATGATTTAGATAGAGAAGAAATTGTAGATTTAGTAGGTGGTATCAAAGATTTAGAAAATAACTCTATTCGAACGGTAGGTAAGGCAATTGATAGGTTTAATGAAGATCCATTACGAAAATTAAGAACACTACGGTTTGCTTCAAGATTAGGTGGTAAAATAGAAAAAACGACTATGGATGCATTAATAGCAGATCCATCGTTAAATGGAGTATCACCTGAACGGATTAGAGATGAATTTATAAAATCTATTCAGTCTGCAAAATCCACTAAACAATATTTATTATTAGCGGACAAAGTAAAGATTTTAGAACAGATATTTCCGAATCAACAATATAGTAAAAGAGATTTTATTGATAATAATGATCACAGATTTATTATTGCTTATTTATTTAGAAGTAGAACACCTAAACAATTGTATAAATATTTAACGAAGCGTAAATATACAAGTGATGAAGCTAATGATATTAAATTTTTATTAATGTTACAACACTTTACACCAGATAATATATTTATTTATAAACGGCTTCAAGAGAATGTAACACTTACTGATAGTGAGATAAAGGAATGGGGTAAACTCATTGGAACTGATTTTAGTAAGTTCATCCGATTTAAATTATCAGTGAAAGGTGAAGAGGTAATGAAAATGGGATATAAAGGAAAAGAAATTGGGCAACAAATATCCAAAATGGAAACTGAGAAGTTCTTAAATGGAAAGTAAAAAATGATACGATTAATAAACTTATTACCAGAGAATATAGTAATCCCAGTAAAAATAGGTGATACTATTTTAACAGGAAGATTTAAAAATAAAAAAACGGTGGTTAAAACTATTAGTAATGATGAACATGGGATGCCCACTATAAATGGAAGAAAGGTAGTTACATTCAGAATGGCTAAAGATGAAAAAGATGAAAATATAACAGAGGTAGTATTAGGAGAATTTTCACCATTTAGATTGAAGAAAGGTTTTAAATTTGTGGCTAATAATACTTTTGGGAAAATAAAAAAAGGTTATAAGTATATAGTAGATGATATTAAAGGAACTATTGGTAATTTAGAAATAATGGTTAAAAAGGTAGGTGATTCAACAACCATTCCGATAAATGTACATTCAACTGAAGAATTCTATTCTAATGTTATGTTAAAAGAGGGCGCAGATATTGATGGGTTATCAGGTGGTAATAACTCTGCAAGATGGACTGTACCAGGAAAACAAAGAGAATTAAATATACCATCGTTATCAGGTTACCAACAAACTGATTTTCCAAAAGCCGATTCACTTGATATATCAAAGGAGAAGTATCACTGGATGGGCAGAAATGGAAATAAGTATCATAATAAAGTAAGAGCAATTCGCCAAGAAGATGGCACATTAAAATTTGAATAATATAAGTTATACAATATGAGTGAACAAAAAAACAATAAAGAATACAAGTTTCAAAAGAAATATATGCACCCAAAAAACCGTAAACTTGTAGATATGGTTCTTAATAATAAAGGTTATGATAAAAATACAGTTATATCCTCTCCAGAAGAAAAGAAAACAACAGATAGAGAAGTGGGTGATGAATGGGAAGATGATAAAGGAAATGTATGGGTACAGAAATCAGGTTATAAGATAAAGAAATCTAAAAACACAGAAACTTTTCAATCCGTGCGTAAGTCATTAGAATATAATTGTAAAGGTGATTGTAAAAAGAAAAAATATGGATATACGGATCAACAATTAATAAAACAAGCTGGATACTGTACTGATTGCTTAGCTGAACTAGAAACTGAAATTCGTATTAACGGTGATTGGGAAGATTACTCTAAATTAAAATTATTCCATCAATTATATAAAGATGGTGTATCGTTTATGGATAATCTTAATCAAGCAATGGATGAAGTAGATGAAGTTGTGGAATTTGTAGATGCGGATGGAAAGGTTACAAAATGGGAACTTGAAAAATCTGTAGATGATGTAAAAAGCGACATCCAAAAAGATATAGATAATACGAAAGATAAATTAAATGAGATAATTGAAAAACGTAATAGTTATATACATACACTAAAAGATAAAAACTATCAATTGGTAAATGAATTATTAATGGGAATATAAATGGGAATATTAGGAATTGAATCGCTTTTTGCTTTTGTAAAAACAATTTTTACACAACAAAATATGATATATGCTGGTATTATCGGAATCGTACTGATGGGCGCTGGTCTATTTTATCAACATAATAAGATAGCTGAGTTGGAGCAGAGGGAACACATAGCACAAAGTAATGAGATAGCATTAACAGATACATTACGTACCGTACGGACTGATTATGGGGCTATATTGAGCGAAAAAGGAGCGTTACAAGTAGATAAAAGAAGATTAAGTGAAGTTAATAAAGAACTTGGAGAAAAAATAAAACAATTGGAAAATGATCCTATCACAGTAACTATTATAGAAACAGTAGTGGAAAGGGATACAATATATGTAGATACAGAAAGTGAATTTTTAGGTGACAGCCGTTTTCAATTATCTTGGTCACATTCTGAAGAAGGTCATTGGGGCAATAGATTGTTAGAGGGTGTTAGTAGATTTGAAATAGTATCTTTAGAAGAAGTTAAGAATGTAAACACAAGTATCACTAGAGATGTTCTATCTATAAACATTACAACAGGTTTCAGACAAACAGATGATGGAATGTTAAGAGCGTATGTAGAATCCTCATATCCAAATATACGATTCAATAATTTAAATGCGGCTATAGTAGATCCATCGTTCTTTACAAGAAGCCCTGCAAAGGATAAGGTTAGATTAGTATTTGGACCTTTTATTGGAGTAGGTTGGGACTATGAATTAAACAGTATAGCTATATTTGGTATGGGAGTTACATACAATATACTACGAATTAAATAAAATGCAAAACACAAAATCCACAAAATCCCTTAAATAAATCATAGCTAGTGAATATAAATTATGCGCCACAGATTATATTCACTTTATGAAGAAGTACTGTAAGATTCAACATCCTACGAGGGGAAGGATAGGATTTCATCTATACCCATTTCAGGAATCAACCATTGAGCAATTAGTAGAAAATAGATATAATATTATATTGAAAGCAAGACAGATGGGAATTTCCACACTTGTTGCGGCTTATTCATTATGGAAATTATTATTTCAAGAAGATTTTAATATTTTGGTAATCGCTATTAAACAAGATGTAGCAAAGAATTTGATTACAAAGGTACGTTTAATGTATGAGAACTTACCATCGTGGTTAAAGGAAGGTTCTTTAGAAGATAACAAACTTTCACTTAAATTATCAAATGGTTCTCATATTAAAGCTATTTCATCTTCTCCAGATGCAGGTAGATCTGAGGCACTTTCTCTTCTTATTATTGATGAAGCAGCATTCGTAGAACACGCTGAAGAAATTTGGACATCCGCACAATCTACATTATCAACTGGTGGTGGAGCAATAATTCTTTCTACACCAAATGGTGTTGGTAATACATTTCATCAATTATGGGTCGGTGCAGAAGAGGGTTCTAATCCGTTCAATCCAATTAAATTACATTGGACACTTCATCCTGAACGTGGTCAAGAATGGAGAGATGAGCAAGATAATTTACTTGGACATAAAAAAGCGGCTCAAGAATGTGATTGTTCGTTTATTTCATCTGGACAATCAGTAATTGATGCGCAAATTCTTCAATTTTATATGGATACGTATGTAAAAGATCCAATAGAAAAACGTGGTATAGATGGGAATTTGTGGATATGGGAATATCCTGATTATAATAAATCATATATGGTAATAGCTGATGTGTCTAGGGGAGATGGTGCAGATTACTCCGCATTCCATGTGATAGATTTAGAAACAGTTACACAAGTTGCAGAATATAAAGGAATGATGAATACGAAAGATTTCGGTAATTTCTTAGTTTCTATATCAACAGAATATAATAATGCATTATTAGTAGTTGAAAATGCTAATGTGGGTTGGGCAACCATACAACAAATTATAGATAGGGATTATCCAAATCTTTTCTATATGTCCAAAGATCTAAAATATGTAGATACACAACGACAATTACATAATAAGTATTACAGAGAAGAGAGAAAAATGGTTGCAGGGTTTTCTACAACTGCAAGAACAAGACCACTTATCATATCAAAACTGGATGCATATTTCAGAGAAAAATCAGTTATAATCCAATCTAGAAGAACAATAGATGAATTATTCACATTCATATGGAAAACATCACGCGCTGAGGCAATGAAAGGTTACAATGATGATTTAGTAATCCCATTAGCTATAGGTTTATGGGTAAGGGATACGGCACTTCGTTTACGACAAGAAGGGCAGGATTTGATAAAATCATCATTAGATTCTATTACTACACAGACAACAGAGTTTAACCCAGGTATTTATGGTGGAACTGATGTAAGAGAAAATCCATATACAATGAGAGTTGGTGAAGATGATGAAGAAGATATACGTTGGTTATTCTAAATAATTTCTTTTTTATTCAAAACCTATACTTATAGTTATATAAATCAAACCATTCATGTGGTTTAATAAACAGATTATATTTAAAAATGATAAGATTAAGAGATTTGATTAGTGAAAATAAAAATATTAAATATAATATTTATCAAGACATGGACGGATGTCTCACGGATTTTGACAAAGCATATTATGAATTGACAGGTACGAAATCCCATATTGCAACTGATAAACTTTCTAAGCCAGATTTTTGGAAACCTATTTCAGATGCTGGGAAAGATTGGTGGGCTAATATGGAATGGATGCCAGATGGCAAAAAATTATGGAACTATATTAAAAAATATAATCCTACACTTTTATCTTCACCTTCAAAAGAAAAGACATCAGCAGAAGGAAAAAAGATATGGGTGAAACGTGAATTATCAAATACTCCATTAATTTTAGCACGTTCATTTGAAAAAAAGAAATGGGCTACACCTACATCAATTCTTATAGATGATAGAGAATCAAACATCAAAGATTGGAGATCAAAAGATGGAATTGGAATTTTACATAAATCCGCATCTGATACAATAAAACAATTAAAACAATTAGGATTATGAAAAAATCAGAATTAATTCAAATTATACGAGAAGAAATTAAAAAAATCAATGAAGTTTCTTACGCCCCATTACCTCCAGTATTAGCTAATAAGTGGAGAGATTCTACTACTAGATCAATGAAAAAGAAGACCGATCCACCACAAACGAAAACAAGAAGATTAACTCCATCACAATATTATAAGTTATTAGGACAAATAGCTGATGTTGAAGAAAAGATAAGTGATTTAAAAAACCAATTTCACGACTTGAATTTCGAAATGGAACAAACTGCTGAAATCGAGGGTGGGCCGATTGCAGATCGAATCGGAACTGAAATGAACAAAGTATTGACACAAACAAAGCGGGAACAAGATAAACTAAATAAATTACAAAGTAAATTAATATAAATGAGACCACCTAATATTAAAACAGTTAAAATAGGAAATCAAACATTCGATTTGGGAAGAGTATACTCTAATCCATTTCATAATGCGTTTCTTCCAACAAATGAAAGCCCTAAGTTAATGGATATTTTATTTGAAACTGGTAAATTTGATAATATTGATCATGATAAAATTACTGAATATTACAGAACTCAATTAAAAAAAGAAAAGGTATTAAAGAAAGTTAAGAAAAAAGATTTTGAGTTTATATTAACAGATAGAAATAAGTCAGATGATGATTTTTATGGAGCAGTAACTTCCTTCCATATTCCATCAGTATTATATGCAGGTGATTTAGATATTGCCAAATGGAGTGGAATTAGTGATACTGAATTAGAAGGAGCTGTACAAGTTCACCCAACATATAGACGACAAAAAGTAGCAACGGAGATGTATAATTTAGCAGAGCGATACTTTAAGAAAAAGTTCAAACCTGCAAGTCCTCAATCAAAGGATGCAACCAATTTTTGGAAAAATAGAAAAAATATATAATTATAAATTATGGCAGATAACAAATCATTTTTTGATAGGTTAAAGAAATTATTTTCAACACAAACGATTATAACAGTTGATGCGGATGGTAAACGTAATGTAACTGATTTGGATAAACGGCAAATTACAAATTTACGTTCATCTACTGATAGATATTCAAGATTACAAAAATCATTCTATGATCAACTGGGGCAAAATAATTCATTAGCATATCAACAAATACGTAGAGAATTATTTAGAGATTATGATAGTATGGATATGGATGCTATTATCAGTTCTGCATTAGATATATATGCAGATGAATCTACATTACAATCTGAATTTGGTGACGTATTAACAATCAAATCCCCAAATCAAACAATACGGGAAAATTTAGAGAATCTATTTTATGACATATTAAATATTGAATTCAACATTTGGCCTTGGGTTCGCAATTTATCAAAGTATGGTGATTTTTATCTTTCATTAGAAATGGCAGAAGGCGCCGGAGTTGTAAATGTACAACCACTTTCTGTTTATAATGTAGAACGATTAGAGGATACTGATCCTGAAAATCCGAACTATGTTAAATTTAAAGTAGAGAATACAATAAAGAGTGAATATGAAAATTACGAAATGGCTCATTTTCGTTTACTTTCAGATACTAACTTCCTTCCTTATGGTAAAGCAATGATTGAAAACGCAAGAAGATTGTGGAAACAATTAACATTAATGGAAGATGCTATGTTAATCCATAGAATAATGAGAGCTCCAGAGAAGAGAATCTTTTCTATTGATATCGGTAATGTCAATCCAAATGAGATTGATAATTACATGCAGAAGATTATTAATAAGATGAAGAAAATTCCATTTTTAGATAAAAAATCTGGAGATTACAACTTAAAATATAATATGCAAAATCTAACTGAAGATTTCTTTCTTCCAGTTAGGGGATCTGATAGTGGAACTAAGATTGATTCATTACCAGGTTTAGAATATAACGCGATTGAGGATATTGATTATCTTAAAGCTAAGTTATTTGCTGCATTGAAAATTCCAAAAGCGTATTTAGGATATGAAGAGGATGTATGTATATCACCTGACACAAAAATTCCTTTACTGTCTGGTGAAACTAAAACAGCAGAAGAGATTATAGAAGATTTTGAAAATGGAATTCAACATTATGTTTATTCATTGGATGAAGAAACAAATAATATTGTACCTGGTAAATTAGAATGGGCAGGTATGACAAGAAAAGATGCTAAAGTTGTTAAAGTATGGTTAGATAATGATAAGTTTATAACTTGTACACCTGATCATAAGTTTTTAAAGAGAGATGGTGAATGGGTAGATGCAATAGAGCTAAAAGAAGATGATTCTCTTATGCCACTATATTTAGATAGAAGTGACAATAAATTTATTAAAGATTATACTACTGTTTATAATCCATCTGATAATAAATATAAACTAGTTCATCAACTTGTCGCAGAATATTTTAATAAACGGAAGAAGGGAAAAGTCATACACCACATTGATTTAAATAAATGGAATAATAATCCTGATAATTTTGATTGTTCTATGGATTGGAATGAACATAGAAATTATCATATTCAATTGGCTAGAGAAGGAAATAATTCGTTAGCAATGGAACTGTATAGAAACAGTGATACGTTTTTAGAAAACCAATCAAAAAACGGTAGAATTGGAGGAATAAAATCATCTAAAAAATTAGGAGAATGGGTACAAACCAATGGTCCATGGAACAAAGGAACCAGAACTGGTGAATATATAAAATGTAAAAATATCAATTGTGATAATGAAATTTATATAACAAGTAGTAGTGATCAATTATATTGTAGTAATAATTGTTGTTATACTGATGAAGATTTGGAATTATATAATACAAAATATGACAAATTTGAATTAGGAACTATTGTAAAATATGCGACACTTTCAAAATCATTTAAGGAACTTGAAAATAAATTAAATGTAGATAGAAATACTTTAAATAGAATTTTTAATTTTCATAAAATAGATAAACTTGATTTTATAATGGAACATATGCCTTTATCACAGAATAATAAAGGTTTTATAAATAATTTTAAAAATCATAAGGTTAAATCGGTTGAGATATTAAATGAACGTATTGATACATGTGATGTTCGTATAGCAAAATATCATAACCTTGGTACAGATGCTGGTGTTATTATACATAACTCGGGTAAAGCTACGATCGCCGCAGAAGATGTTCGATTTGCAAGAACTATTGAAAGAATTCAGAGAATCGTTGTATCTGAATTAACTAAGATCGCTATTCTACATTTATATTCAATAGGTGTACCAGAGAGAGATATTACTAATTTTGAATTGAAATTGACAAACCCATCTACCATTTATGAACAAGAGAAAATAAATTTATGGTCTGAAAAAGTAAGACTGGCAGATGATATGAAACGACTGAATCTGTTTTCAACTGATTATATTTATGAAAAAGTGTTTAATCTATCTGAAGAAGAGAAAGATAAACAAAAAGTTAAAATTATCCAAGATTTAAAAGATCAATTTAGACATGAGCAAATTTCTACATTAGGTGAAGACCCAGCTGAACAACCCGACCCCGTTGATGTTGAAGGTGAATTGGAAAATATAAAAAGTGAATTTTCCAATAAAGGGGGTAGACCAAAAGAAGGTGGAAATTATGGTAGAGATGATCACGCATATGGAAGAGATCCATTAGGAAATAAAGAAAATGAAAAACCAAGAAACAGAGAAACAGAGGGTTACAGTAAAAAGGATAAACTTTCTTCATTGAGAGTGGCTAAAAATATGAAGAAAAAGAGCAAAGATATTATAACTTAAAGAAAATAATATGAAAACTAATTTTATCTTATATTTATACTGTATAGGATATTCTTTATTTACATTTAATAAACAACAATATGAAAAACCGTAAATCACAAATAAAACATAGTAAGTACAAAAATACTGGGATTTTATTTGAATTATTAGTACGACAAATAACATTAGAGATTCTTAATAATAAAGACCAAAACGCCCAATCTATTCTACAAGAGCATTTTGGGTCAAAAACTGAATTGGCTAAGGAACTTAAATTATACCATCTATTGATGAATGAAAAGTATAATTCTGAAAACAGAGCTGAAAAGTTTATTGATCTTGTAACCGAAGAACATTTACGTAAAGTAGATTTAAAGAAAGTTACTAGAGAAAAGTATGAGTTGGTTAAAAAAATAAAAGAATCATTCGATACGGATAAATTCTTTTCATCTAATATAACTAACTATAAAGAACTAGCATCTGTATATAAATTGTTTGAAGCTAAGCATGAATCTGGATATGATATCAAAGATATATTTAATTCGAAGTATACCATCGTAGAACACGTAATGTCATCATCCATTCAAAATAAAGGAGAGAAGTTAAATGAGATAATGTTCAAAGAATATAAGGAACAAGAAAAAGATTTACGTTTACTTACTTATAAAATTTTAGTGGAAAACTTTAATAAAAAGTACAATACACTAAATACAGACCAAAAATCGGTATTAAAAAACTACATCAATAATATATCTAATACAAATGATTTTTCTACTTTTATTGATACTGAACGTAAGAAAGTATTAGGTGAACTTAAAAAGATATCACCAAAGGTAAAAGATAAAGTAACATCTATTAAATTGGATGAAATCATTCAGCTACTAGAAAGATTTAAAGTAAAACAACGAATACCTGATAAGTATGTATCTACAATGATGATATCTTATGAGTTGATTCAGGAACTAAAGAAAAAACTAAAAAAACTAAAAAAATTATGAAAATTATGAAAGATATTAAATTAAAATCATTACTAAAAGAATCTGTAGATTATGATTACCAAGATGAATTCATTTCACATTTAAGAAATAAATATAAAAATAAAAAAGTAGATGGTTGGCAACCGGATTACGATTCAATGTCAGGAACGTTTATGTGGGTAAGTGGAAAACATCTTATTTACGCTACTCCATTTTGGGAAGGTGAAGAAAATCTACCAATTGATGTATTAGAAAAAGGATCTGGTGATGATATATACCAAACATCTAAACGATTTAAACCATCATATGATTTTAAAAAAGATGAAGTAACTTATTTTAAGTTACTAAAACCAATATTTAAGGCAATGAAATAATAATGAAAAAATCCCAATTAAGAAAACTTATTAGAGAATTAATAAAAGAAG